GACCACAGCCTCATTCAGACAGTTTCACTAGTTGCGTTAGCAGTTGTTGCTTTCTCAGTTGGAATACAGAAACTGTTAAAAGACTGGAAAAGTACTAATGCGGAAACTAGCGTAATTACTTTAATGCACACAGAGCTAGAGCGCATGAGTGAACAAAACGGCTTACTAGCAACCGAATTAAATCGCTTGCAACAAGAAATGATTTTACTTAATGCTCAACTAGCACAGTTATGCATTGAGAACCAACAACTACAAACAGAAGTTGTTGCACTAACTGAAGAAGTTAATAAGTTCCGAATATCAGCTACTATAGCTGCAGCTAAAAAGGTTAAGGTGGGCTAATGCAACCAGCAAAAATTAACTATAAAATCTATCAAGGCAGCACTTTTCAAGAGACATTTCGTTGGGAATCAGAAACAAAAGTTTATGTACCAATTTCTGCTATTGCAAAATCAGCTCCTTGTATAGTTACTACTACCACACCACATAATCTACCAATAGGCTGGAGATTTCGTGTAGTTGGTGCAGGTGGTATGAAAGAAATTAACTCAACAAGTGAAGAGTATCACCTGTCAACCCTTATACCAACTACTACTACTGTAGAAATAAATCAAGTAAATAGTTTGGCGTATACCGCGTATACAAGCGGTGGCGTAATAGAGTTTAACCAACCTGTTTCACTAGCAGGCTATGCTGCACGTATGCAAATTCGTGAAACAGTAGACAGTACAACAATTATTCATGAAGCAACAACGCAGAATACACAAATTAGTTTAGATAATACTACTAAAACAATTCAGATTACATTATTAGCAAATGTAACACAAGCTTTTACTTTTTCAACCGCAGTATATAGTTTAGAACTATATAATGGTAACAATGTAATTCCGTTTATTTACGGAAATCTTACTTTAGTTCAAGAGGTTACTAGATGACAACCGAAGTAATTGTAACACAAAGTAACAATACTAGTATAGTTCAAGAACAACTAGTAAATCGCGTTGTCACAGACGATAAGCCTGCTAGAATTATTACTAGTGGTATGATGCCACCTCCGGCGGTAAATTCATTAACAAACTCCGCGGACGTTGACGTTAGTCAACTACAAGACGGTGGTGTGTTGGTTTATAACACAGCAACAAATATGTGGAAAGCTACTAATTTGCTAGACAAGCAGATTTTTGAAGCTGGTCAATTTTAAAGGATTAAGCTATGGCTTCTATTTTAAGAATTAAACGCAGTGAAACTTCAGGTAATCCTGGGGTACTAGGCGCAGGCGAGTTAGCCTATTCGGGCTTAACGGATAATGGATCAAATGGCGGCGATCGCCTTTACATTGGTCTTGGACTTGAAACTGCTAACAATGCAGTAAATCACATTATTATTGGTGGTAAGCGCTATACCGACATGGTTGACGCTGCTACCAATCTAAATACAGTAGGCACATTAGTAAAGCGCGATTCAAATGGTGACTTTACAGCACGTCGTGTTACTGCAGACTTAATTGGTAATGCAGATACAACTACTAAATGGTTAAATGCTCGCAATTTATCGCTAACAGGCGATGCAACTGCAACACTATCAGCAATTGATGGCTCAGCAAATGTATCGGCAGCGCTTACTTTAGCAAATACTGGAGTTACTGCAAATAGCTATGGTTCAGCAACAGAGATTCCTACTTTTACAGTAGATACTAAAGGCAGATTAACTGCTGCAGGTACTGTAAGTGTTGCAACAAATCTTTCAATTGCTGGTAACAGTGGCACAGACACAGTTAGCTTATTAACAGACACGCTAACAATTACTGGCGGAACGGGTGTTTTAACTGCTGTTACTAACAACACAGTTACAATTAGTTTACCGCAAGCACTTGGTCTTACATCAAATGTTACGTTTAATGACGTTACAGTATCTGGTACATTAAATTCAAATGACATTACTGCTGCAAATATTTCAATTGCAGGTAATGCTGAAATCACAGGCAATTTAACGGTATTAGGTACTGTTACCACAGTTAATTCAACTACTGTGTCAATTGGTGATAAAAACATTGAATTAGCAAAAGATGCTACTTCAGCTGCACAAGCAGATGGTGGTGGTATTACAGTTCGGGGACCTACAGTTGCCGCAGCTATAACATATTCAAGTGGCGACGATCGCTGGAATATGAACAAAGACTTAACTGTTACAAACGTTTACGCTGAGTTAGTAGGTAATTCTTCTACAACTACAAAGTGGAAAACAGCACGTAACTTGAGTTTAACAGGCGATGCAACTGCCACATTAACAAGTGTTGATGGTTCGGCAGCAGTTTCAGCAGCTCTTACACTGGCTACAGTTAACACAAACGTTGGAACTTATGGCGACTCCGTTACTGTTCCAACCTTAACAGTTAACGCAAAAGGTTTAGTAACTGCAGTTTCACAAACAGTTATTCCAACTGCTACTACACTAATCAAAGGTTTATCTAAGTTTCTTGCCACTCAATTTACTGTAACCGATGGTTTAGTAGAGCTTGTTCAAATTGATGGTGGAAGCTTTTAATATTAAAAGGAACTGTTATGCCAATACTTAGCGGAACTATTATTTCAGCTGTACAGTACGACTCACTTGTAGCTTTTAATGGACAAACAGATATAGTTGTAGTTGGCGGAAACGGTGATGGTCGAATCAGTATTAGTAATAGTGTTATAACAGTAACTAATGGTGGTACTAGCTATCCTGAAGGTATTGCGATTATAGGCGGTGGTACAAGGATTGTATTAACTGTCGATCCAGTACTTAAAATACAACTTAAAAGAAGTTCTGTAACTGGAAAAATTCCTACTCAAGCTGATTTAGAAGACGGCGAGTTAGCATTAAATACTGCAGATGGTATCTTGTATTATAAAAATAATCAAGGTAACATTTCTTCACTGTCTAGTGGCGGTGGCGGTGGCAGTACCGCACTAACAGAACAAATAGCAACAGAAAAAGCCATTATTATGGCAATTGCATTGGGGTAATATATGGCAACAGTATTTGTAAACGCAATGTCACGTGCCGTAGGTACTACTGAAGTAGAAACTTTTAGTGCAATTGATAAATCAATTGTAATTGGATGTTCGATAACTAACTTGTTATCTACAACAGTTCCAATTACAATTAAATTGCGAAGAGGTGGAGTAGATACTTACATCCACAAAGACAAACGAATAGAAAGCGGTGAGCCTTTTGAGCTCATGAAAGGCAACAAACTGGTACTTGCAACTAGCGATAAACTAATTGTTTCATCAAAAGTAGATAGTAGCCTAGATGTTGTATTTTCAATACTACAAGGAGTCTCATAATGGCAGGATTTTATGAAGGCACAGATTTAGCCGACAAGGTGTTTTATGGGTTCCGTCTAGACCCTGACACAGGCAATTTGAATGTAGAAGTTTTAGACGGGGACACTCCAGTCTCGCTGCCTGAAGAAGGCGTGATTGATAAGTATGACTACAAACAATGGGTTTGGTCAAAAGATACTATTCAGTTTGAGTGGGGTAACAAAGGACACTTACTTATGAGGCTAATATAATATGAGTCAACTAATTGATCTAGGAAAATTACGCTTCCACTTTGCTGGACAGTGGAGTAATGCCACTACATACGAATCTAATGATATCGTTAAGTATGGTGGTAATGTATATGTATACACATACGCGCTAAAATCAGCGGGTGTATTACCAACCGACACGGCTTATTGGGCTTTAATGGTGTCTGGTTTTAACTTTATGGGCGTTTTTAGTACAAGCGGCACTTATAAAGTAGGTGACGGTATTGCACATGGTGGTGTTGTTTATGTTTGTATCAAAGATGCCGTAAATATTACTCCTCCTAATACAACGTACTGGTCACGCTTTTTAGACGGTATTCAGTACGAAGGAACTTATTCTAGTTCTGTTTCGTATCAAAAGAATGACGTTGTTAAGTATGGTGGTTCGATTTTTGTTGCAAAACAAGATGGAACAAATAACTTACCAACAAATACCACATACTGGGATAAGTTTGTAGAGGGTGTTAGCCCTAATGGTATTTATAACGATGCTACAGCATATAAGCCAAACGATTTAGTTGCTTATGGTGCGAATATTTATCGCGCTAAAGTAGAGACTACTAACAATGCTCCTAGCAATACCAGCTACTGGGAATTATATGTGGGAGGTATTAAGTTTACTGGTAATTTTAGTGCTGTAACAGAATATTATGTTAATGATATTGTTGTGTATGGTAATAATGTTTATCGCAGCAAATTAACACAATCTACTATTCTTCCAACAGTTGCTTTAAACTGGGAATTATTAACAGCTGGTAATAGTTACAAAGGTAACTATGTTAATGCTACTGCATATTTCCAAGGTGATATTGTTAATTACGGTGGAAATGTTTATATTTCTCTTGGTGTAACTACTGGTAATTTACCAACAGACGCTACAAAATGGCAAGTATATAACTCAGGATTCTCCTATCAAGGAGTCTGGTCGAGCGGAACATCTTATAAAATTAATGAAATCGTAGGTTACGGTGGTTCGCTGTATCGTGCAAAATCAGATAATTTAGCAGTAAATCCAACTGTTACAGCAACTTGGGATAAGATTGTTGCAGGTTTTAAGGTTAGTGGTGTATGGGCTGCTAGCACACAATATGCTACTGACGAAGTTATTACTTACGGTGGTAACACTTACATCTCTATTTTACCACATGCTTCCACAGTATTTGCTACAGACTTAGCCGCTAATAAATGGTTAAAGTTTAATGGTGGTATTCGTTGGATGGGCACTTGGGTAAGTACTACTCAGTACTACAAAGACGACGTTGTAAAAGCTGGTGCATCTAGTTTTATTGCTAACGTAGACTCACTAGGTGGTAGTAATCCAGCTGGTGGAACAAACACAAACTGGAGTAGCTTTGCTACTGGCGCAGAAGGATTCTTGTCTAAAGACGG